TGATTGATATAGAATTGGATCCGGAGCATTATGATGTTGCATTGGATATTGCTCTTTCTAAAATAAGACAACGTTCAGAAAATGCAGTTGAAGAAGATTTCTATGCGTTAGAATTAAAAGAAGATGTAGCAGAGTATACATTACCAGAAGAAATCATAGAAGTAAAGCAAATATGGAATCGTTCATTTGGTAACGGAGTTTCTGGCGGCGTTGACATGGATCCATTTGAGTTGGCATATGCAAATTCATATTTCTTTCTTAATAACCATATTGGTGGGGTTGCAACATTTGATTTCTTTACTCAGTATCGTGAAACTTTAAATAAAGTAGCAGCAACAGATATTATGTATATTTGGAATCCAGTTACTAAAAAATTAAAACTATTAAGAAAAATGAGAGCCGATGCATTAGTTCTTATTCATGTACATGTTGAACGTAATGATGAACAACTATTAGTTGATCCATATTTAAAATCTTGGCTGAGAGACTATGCTCTTGCATATTGTAAACGTATGCTAGGTGAAGCACGTGGTAAATTTTCATCATTGCCTGGTGCACAAGGCGGCGTGACGTTAAATGGTGCAGAAATGAAGGCAGAAGCAGATGTAATGATTGATAAGTTAGAACTTGATCTTTCAAACTATCTAGACGGATCAGCACCACTTGGATTCATAATTGGATAACTGCTACTATATGAAAAGTAGAACAAGTTAGCGATAACTACAATATAACATGATAAATAAATTTGTTATGACACTAGATGAACTTAAAAAACTGAATGAAGTGTTTTTTGCAGTCAAGGGACACTTATTTCCAGGATCATACTCTACAAACGAGATGCGTAGTGTATACGAGTCTTATATCAGACGTTTATGGGGAAACCATGAGCGACTAGTAAATTCAAATGCTGATTTTGAAGATATTTGGAATAACCGAACGACATGGTTAACTCCAATATCTGAAATCGATGATGATGATGATATTTCTAAGGTCGCACATTTAGGTTACGATTAGACTTGACAATCTATTAATTCAATGCTATATTAGTCTATACAACGAATCTAGAGGAATATAGTATGAGTAAGCCTACATTGCTGGTCATTGGTCACGGCAGACACGGGAAAGATACTGTGTGTGAATTTTTACGTGATGATTATGGTTATTCGTTTGAAAGCAGTTCTCAATTTTGTTCAAAACTATTCATTTATAATAATTTAAAAGACAAGTATGGGTATACTTGCGAAGAAGAATGTTACGCAGATAGGCATAGTCACCGAGAAGAATGGTATAACGCTATTTGCGATTATAATGTTCCTGATGCAGCAAAACTTGGTAGAGAAATGTTTGCTTCTTATGATATCTATTGTGGGTTGCGAAACAAGCGTGAATTTTTTGCAATGAGAAATACTGGTGTATTTGATTATGCTATTTGGGTTGATCGGAGTATGTACTTGCCTCCTGAGTCTAAGGATAGTATGAGTCTTGAACAATGGATGGCAGATTATACTATTGATAACAACGGCGATTTAGAAGAATTAAAATTTAACTTGGACCAATTGATGAACTATATATCTTAGTTATCAAACAATTGTCTATGTAGTTAATTCAAAAATACGCATTTTTCTGTATATTTAATAAATACTCTTAGCAAACAAATATATGTTTTTATAAGGAGAAACAGAATGGCGACATTAGTATCCCCAGGTGTATCAGTAATGGTTACGGACGAATCACAGTACGTATCTGCAACACAGGGTACCCTACCGCTAGTTGTAGTAGCAACAGCATCAAACAAAACAGACGGTTCAGGAACAGCATTGGCAGCAGGAACAATACCAGCAAATTCTGGTGTTGCATATCTAGTTTCTTCACAGCGTGAATTAGTAGAAACTTTCGGCGAACCAAAATTCTATGAAGTAGGCGGCTCGGTAGTCCAGGGTTCTGAGACAAGCGAATATGGCCTACTAGCAGCATATCAATATCTAGGTGTTTCAAACAATGCTTATGTTATTCGTGCAGATATCGATCTAGCAGAATTAGAAGCAAGTACTGAAGAACCTGCAGGCGTCTTAGTAAATGGCACATATTGGCATGAAGCAACAGCATCAGATTATGGATTATTTGAGTATAATGGCACTGCATGGGTTGCCAAAGCACCGGCAGTATTAATGGATGCACCGGGCACTGGTAATGTAGAACCGATGAATTCATCTGGTTATGCCGCTCCAGTAAATACGTTTGGTTCTGCTGGCGACTTCGCAGTAGTAACTTCAACCACAAAAATGTCATACTGGAAGAAAATTTCAACTACTTGGGTTCTACTAGGTGATATTGGTTCACCTAACTTCTCATTTGCAAATTATGCACCAGCAAGTCCAATAACAACTGATGTTTATGTTCGCCTAACAAAACAAGGCGGTGGTATAGACATTAAACTTGCAAATTATAATTCGGTATCAGGCGCATTCCAGGCATTACAAGTTCCAGTATACAGCAATGATGATATTGCAATTAACAATTCATTGATGACTCTTGGTGATGTATATGCTAGACGCGGTGAAACAAAGGGCGTCCTAGAATTACGTAGACACACTGGCGCAACTGAAACAAAAATACAAAGTGAAATTGGTATAGTAGATACTTCATCTATAACTACAGCATTTACTGTATCAGTTGACGGTAATGTAACTGCGTTTTCATTCACAACTGCATCAATTGACACTGTTATTACATCTATGCAGAATAATTCAGAGTTGAATGGTAATAATGTAAAGATTGAAAAAGTTGGAACAAATAAAATTAGATTTATCAAAACTGATGGTAAAGGGCTAACATTGTCATTTTCAGCAGGCGCAAATGATATGGGTTTCACATCAGGTAGTACATTTATAGCAACAGTATGGGAAGACCTTTCATATGAATCGAGTACACTAGCACCTAAGGGTGATATTGCACCAGATACACTATGGTATAATGCTGATTTAAAAATGGAACTAATGAGAGTTGAATTTGTCAACGGCGAACAGCAATGGGTTAAATATGCATGGTCAGAAGATAACGATGGTATCTATGGTAATGAATTACAATTACGTTCAAGTCGTCCAACGGCACGTAAAGATGGTTCATCTGTATTAGTTGCTGGTGATATTTGGGTTGATACTGATGCAGTAAATTATCCAGTAATTTGGCGTTACAGTGGTGCTGAATGGGTAAAACTAGATAATGCTGACCAATCATCAACTAATGGTATGATTTTCGGTCACTACTCGGCAGATGCACCGTATGATACTTTAGGTAATGAAAATGCACGTACAGCACACGAAAAAACACCAAATGCTGAACTACTTCCAGAAAATATCCTAATGGTTAATATGGATTATACAACATATAATGTCAAGCAATATGTAGATGGAAAATGGGAATGGGCATCAGGCGTAAACCTTGATGGTTCAGGTAAATTCGGTTCACTTGCACAGCGCCACATGGTATCAGAGGCAATGAGTGCTGCACTAGTAGCAAACGAAGGTATTCGTGCGGAAGCAGTATACTTCAATTTGATTGCGGCGCCAGGTTATCCTGAACTAACAGATGAAATGATTGGCCTAAACAAAGACAAAAAAGAAATAGCATTTGTTATCGGTGACACGCCAATGACACTAAAAGGTACTGCAACAGATATTAAAGCCTGGGCAGATAATAATACAGTAACAGATGCATATGCAGGTGTTTATTATCCACACGGTTTAACAACTGATTTATCAGGTAATGAAGTTGTTATGCCAGCATCAGCAATTGCATTGCGTACCATCGCTTTCTCAGACCAAGTATCTTTCCCATGGTTTGCACCAGCAGGTTTGACACGTGGTATTGTTACTAATGCATCACAAGTTGGCTATGTAAACAGTGAAAATGAATTTGTTCGTGTTCGTCTTACAGAAGGACAACGTGATGTGATGTATGCAAACCGCATGAATCCAATTGCAGATATGCCAGGAACAGGTTTGGTTGTGTATGGACAAAAGACACGCCAATCATTTGCATCAGCACTTGATCGTATTAACGTAGCAAGACTAGTCAACCACATGCGTTATAGTTTAGACCAACTATCCAGAGGGTTCTTATTTGAGCAGAATGATAAAATCACACGTGATAACATGCGTGATGCAGTTGAGCGTTTCTGTGGCGGTCTAGTTACTAACAGAGGTCTATATGATTTCTTAGTAGTATGCGATGAATCAAATAATACACCAGCACGTATTGATAGAAACGAATTATGGGTAGACATAGCAATTCAACCAGTCAAATCAGTTGAATTTATCTATATACCACTACGTATTCGTAATACAGGCGAAGAACTATAATATAGTATTTAAAAACAATAATTTTAAGAGACCCGGCAGCAATGTCGGGTTTTTTATTAACTACAACTTTAATTTTAATAAATACTGATAAATACTTGTATAACGCAAAACTATATCAGGAGATATCAATATGGCAAGAACATTACAAAATTTCGGTGTTCCAACAGATAGCGGCGCAGCAACCGGTACGGGTATTCTACAACCTAAATTAAATTATCGTTTTAGAGTGCAAGTTGCTGGTTTTGGTGGCCTTTCGGAGAATACAACAGATTTTACAAGACAGGTTATGAATGTAACTCGTCCTAAAGTTTCACACGAGTCAATTCCTATAGATTCATACAACTCTCGTATGTACATGATGGGCAAGCATACTTGGGAACCAATTACGATCACATTACGTGATGATGTCGCTAACTCACTAACTAAACTAGTTGGTCGTCAGGTGCAATCACAATTAGATCACAGAAATCAAACCGGTCCTCTTTCAGGAACAAATTATAAGTTTTCAACACTCATTGAAACACTAAACGGCAATGATGGTAATCCAATTGAACAATGGCAACTAGAAGGTTGTTTCCTAACAAATACAGATTACTCACAAAGTGATTATGCTGTATCTGAGGCAATCACAATCAATTTAACACTTCAGTATGATAACGCTATTTTAACTGACACTGATTTGATGCCTTCACCAGGATTTACTAACGATTCAAGTTTGTCTGGATAATAGGTAATATAATATGGCGGATAAGTCTATACAAAATGAA